AAAGAGATTGCAAAGGTTGCAAAAGAGGTAATGACACCAAGGCAAGGTGACAGCGGAGTTGGATATACGCAAAGGACAGACAGCAAGGGAAATGTTGTTTATGATATATTCGCGAAGGACAATCAAGGGCAAATTAAAAAGACGACAGTCTCTCTTGAGGAGTACATTAAGATAAACAAGCAAATTGATAGCGTTCAGCAAAAGATAGCCGAGAGCAGCCCTTGGGAAAAGATAAAGGATAGTTTCTCAAAGAAAAAGGGTGGTGGTTTGAAAAACTTCGCATCTGGAATGGAGACTATCGGTAGTGAAATGCAAAAAGTGGCAAACATAACCAAGGAAATTGGAGGCTTTGCAGAGGCTCTTGGTGCTGACGAAAGCACTGTGGAGACAATTAACGACATTGCCACATCAATAGGAGGCGTTGCTACGGCTGCACAAGGAATAGGGCAGATAGCAAGCGGTGACTACATAGGTGGTGCAGCAAGTGTGGCGAGCGGACTGTTCAGCACCATAAGCTCATGGTTCGACAATGCAGACAAGGAGATTCTTGAAAAAATCAAGGACAGCGAACGCGCAGTCAAGAAACTCGAAAACTCATACAAGAATCTTGAATACGCCATCGAGCAGGCATACGGAATGGCCGAGTATGGTGCTCGTCGTGCTGCTATTGCAAATCAACAGCTGCAGCTCGTCGAACTACAACGACAACTAAGACTTGAACAAAGCCGTGACAGCAAGAACCGTGACGAAGATAGAATACAAGACCTGAAGGGACAGATTATAGACCTTCGCAACGAGATTTCGCAGTCCGTTGACGACATCACGAACGACCTTCTTGGAATATCAAGCATAGGTGATGCAGCCGAGCAGCTTGTGTCATCCATGATTGATGCTTTTAGGCAAGGAGAAGACTACATGAAGCAATACGACGAGTCGTTTGAGAAAATGATTGACAACATGATTATGAAAGCCATTGTGTCAAGGGTCGTCGGTGACAGAATCGAACAAATGTGGAATCAAGTCAAAGCGGTTTCAGAGGCTCGCGGTGCAGAAGACAAGAAGCGTATGGAAGAACTCACAAAGCAATTATCCGACGCACAGGACAGAGCTATGACAGCACAATCGCGATACGATGAAACTCAAGAAGGATGGTGGGGTCAGATATTTGCGAATGTGAGAAAGAGTGAACTTGATTCCGCAAACGCAGAACTCGAACGTATAAAAGCCGAACTTGCGAAAGCCGAAAAAGACTATGCAAAAGCTATCGAACCTACAAAGGAAGATATTGACGGCATGCGTAACATGGCTGCTGGATGGCGTGATGATGTTAAGAGCGAGTTCGAGTATTGGATGAGTGCATTTGGTATCGGATTCGGAGAAAGTACTGACAGTAAGCAACTAAGCAATCTTCAACAAGGCATTCAGTCTGTGACCGAGGATACGGCTGGAGCTTTGGAGGCATACATGAACGGTGTAAGTCAGCAAGTCTATCTCCACAGTGATTTACTTACACAAATACGTGATGCTGTTGTTGGTTTTGATATGGACGTGCAACTCGGAGCGCTGTCGCAGATATTATTACAGCTACAGTCGTCATATCAAGTTCAGATGTCCATACAGAACATCTTGTCTGGTTGGTCTAATCCAAGCGGAGGTGCTGTTAAAGTCGAGTTAATATCATAGATTTGTTTTGTTATTATCGAAAAAGTTACTATCTTTGCACTATGGAAGATGAAATGTTGATGTTCAGAAAGAATGCTCTGTTGGGAAATATCTCAGCAGAGCCTCTTTGCCAAGCATACAAGCAGGCATGGAGAATGTGCGGCGACGACAAAGAGATGTTGGTGAAACTTGCGCTAAAGCAGCAAAGCATACCATATCTTTCCCATGCTTGCTACAAAGAACTCGGCCTTACCAAGGAATACATCAAGGAGCACTTCAAGGACTACATCAACGGCTACACCATACATGACGCAGACGGTGTTAGCGGCTATACTTATGGGCTGTACGTGGACTGGGACTACGAGAACGACTTGGTGGTTGACAAGGACGTTATGGGTGTCATGTGGACGGTTGGAGCGAATATCGTTATCCCAACAAGCAAGTGTCCTACCATCTATCTGAGCAACAGAAGCAATGTGCATATTGTTGGGGAGGGGTTCAATACGGTAAATATCAAGTTGTTCGACGAGTCAAAACTTATCGTTGAAGACCTTGACAAGGATTCCGAGGTTATTGTCTACAAGTACAGTGACAAGGCAACGGTCAAGGAGGGTAAGTATTGCTTTGGTAAAGTGAAAGTGTTTAACAAACAATTAAAGTTGTGAAATTATGGGAGGAGATTTGACAAACAAGTATTTCGTCTCAAGGGACGGAGTTGCATGGGAAGACATAACAACCAAGTACGACGGCGTAAAGGTTCTTGCCATTAGCGGAATGAACGAGAAAGGCGAGGCAGTAAACGTATTCACGCAACAGTGGGTAGGCTCTCAGGAAGAGGACTATCAACTTGTAGGCGACAAGGTTATACGTGCCAACGTTGACTTGGAGATGACGTTCACTTGCGGTACAAGATACGCGTCAAACGCCAGCGTTGACACACAAGCAGTATATGACGCTTTCGTAAGTTACGTGTGCGACGATGGCGATTTCTATATCAAGACTGCATACAACGACAAGATAGCGCACGTAGTATGCTTGAAAGGCGTTAAGCCAACGACACAGAAATTGCACAGAGGTATTAATTCGTACATCATGGCGACAGCAACGTTACATTGCCTTGATGCGCCCAAAACGTAGAATAACAAAAGACTGTTTCGTAAACTACTATTGATAATGTGCTAAATTAAAAGAAGCCGCAAAATCCGTGAGGACTAAGCGGCTTCTCTCTTCAATAGCAGTCTTTGTGGCAGAGATTCAACCTTTGAAGAAGATTCGTCTGAACCAAGGAAGTTCCTTGTAGTGTTCGATGACCTCTCTCGCGTCGAACAACTCTTTGCGCAAAGCCTTAATCTTTTCGGCTTGTTCCTTTGAGGAACTGCTAAGTTGTCTAACTTGTGAGTTGAGACCTTCGATAATTTTGGACTGTTCGCCAATCTTGTCAATATGCTTCTCGTTCATTTCGTCAGCCTCCTTACCGTAGGCTTTCCATTTCTCCACGTCTTGCGAGAGTTGTTTGTTTCGACTTTTGCTTCCTGCAAGTTGCCTCTTAAATGAAGTAATTTCCTCTTCAAGTGAAGGCTTTACATTCGGTTCATTCTTTTTCATAATTAATTACGTAATTTTTTTGTTAAACAAAGTATATATACTTAGAAGTCTGGTTGGTTGTATGCGTCCAAGTCTGGTTTCTCATCCGAAGCAGCAATGGACTCTTTGATTCTCTTTCTTTCCGTTCGGATGTTGTTAGACGGATAAGGCGCAAGGTCAATAGTCTGCCCTATAATGCTATACCCATCCACGACATTGCCTTCATGGTCTTTGGCATAGGGTAGCATTGTGCCCTTTATCTTGACAAGCATTCCACTTGAGAAGTGTTCGGAGATATACTTTCGGAAGTACGGCTTGAAAATAAAGCGGAAGGAAAGGATTTCATCGTCAACTATCACTCCGTCCTTCCTCCTATATCCCAACTTCCGTTCGCTTGCTGTAACGATTACAGAAGTGTCATTATACCGTATCCCTTCTATGTGTCCTTGAAACAATATATCCATACTTTCGATTTAAGCCACTTTTCAAGTCCGTGGGCGCATTTCATTGCCAAAGGTGGTTAACTATACCACCGAGCAATTTTCTTGCGCCCTACGGCTTTTATTTTGGTTCTCCATATTCTGACGCTATAAGCATGTCAATAAAGTCCTTTGCTTTCAAGAGGTCTTCCTTGCCGTTTTTCTGTCGGAATCTGGATACGTACTTTACAACAGAAAACTGACACGCATCCAACTTATTCTTCATTGCGTATTCTATCGGAGTAATAGCCATGTCTTGATAGTGTGTCCCTCCATGTTGCTGTTTATATACGCTTCCCATCTCGTCCATAAGTTCTTCGTATTCCGATGTCATGCGCTGTTCAGTTTTCCTCTGTCTCAAGAATTGTACGCCAAGCCTTTGCACGCTCATTGCCGCAGTGGTGGAAATGCTCGCATTCTGGACAGTCAACCTCCTCTTCGTCTTCGTTGAAAGCATCCAAGAGTGCATTGATGTCAACACCTTCATCTCGCAATTCACGAACAGCACAAAGAATACTCCAAGCCAATACGGTTTTAGGGTCGTTCTCTTCACCAGCAATACCCTTTTTGAGTATTTCATATATACCTCGGTGAATCAAATCCGCATCTCCTACAGCAAAGTAGTCACCCTTCTTGTATGTGGCGTAAATGGCAAACATTGCCTCTTTCTCTGGGTTGCACTCATTAGCAACCTTGTTTAAAATCTCAATTTTCTCCTTTGGTTTCATAAGTGTTTAAAATTTAAATTGTTCGACAAATATAGTTACTTTTACTTTTTATTCCAAATATTTTAAGTTTTATTATTATAAAAATTATTAAGTGTATCACTTACACTTTCTCCTTTCTCGGCTTTCATGCGTTTGTACTCCTCAAAGGTTATTGCCCCTTTCTTGGATTCGGCAATCCTTTTCTCGGTGCGCTCGCGCTCAATGTCTGCATAGTAGTGTTCGCGCTCGACCATGAAAGTGTTCATTGCCTCAGTAACGGTAAGTGCGTAAGAAGTGTCGCCGTAGAACTTACCGTACTTTCCTGCCTCGAAACGGGACACAAACAGAAGGATTTCTGCTATCTTGAGTGTCTTGTAGTTTGCGGCGATAGTGCAAGCAAGGTTATATATCTGCTCTCTTCCGAACTTTTCCGAGTTTACGCCAAGAAACAAAAACATTCCCTGCAACAAATCGTATAGCCACGATGCAGCAGAACCTCTTCCGTATGTTATATCCAAGCGTACAAGCGATGGACTGTCTCGACGAAAGCAATCTACTGGATTAGCAACAAAATTATTCTTGTTTGCATACGAGAATTTGTTGCTCAGTTGTGTAAAACTACCATACCTCGTCAGTATCTCCGTCACGAATGACGGTCGGTTCGCCAATGCGCTCTCTGAGTTTCTTGCTAAACTCGTTTGCTTCTGCGATTGACTCATAGAATTTTTCAGTATTTGTCTTAGCTCTTCCATATCCGTTATTATTATTTCTGTTTTTAGCCCAAGTTGTGCAAGCCATTTTCCAATTCTTCATTGGATTGCGCCCCACTTTCCATCCGTTGCTCTCATAGAAAGCAAAGAACGCCTCCGCATCAAACGTGTAGCCTTTTTCAAATATATAAGCCTTTATCTCTTCTACCGTAGGCTTTACGAATCTCTTGCTTTCTTTTTTTACAGATACGTCAGTATCTTTTTTTTCTTCTAAGAGAACAATATCATTCTCTACACTTACACTATCACTTACACATACACTTACAGGTAGATTTGCTACGTTTTGCTTGCTTTTGCTATCATTTGGTAGCATTTGGTAGCATTTGGTAGCATTTGCTTGTTTTGCCAAACCACCTCGCTTCCCGCTTTCCCTGCGCTTTGCTTTTATATCAAGCCATTTTGCAGTATCTCTGTCTATCTGCGGTAAAATCAAATCCATAACGACAGACGCGACTTCTGAAAGTTCTTTTTGTGTCCCTTCAAACACTTTCTCCATTATGGCATCATAGATTTCAGCGCGAAGTTGTGGACTGCGCTTTTTAATTGCGTAGTACCAGTCTTTGTGAAACACAAATGATTCTCTATCTTCGCTCATGCAGCTTATAAAACTTTGCAAGCGCGACTACTAAGGTGCTCTACTACCCGTTCATCACGCCTGCAAGTATTATATTTGTTCGTTTTGCGACCAAAGTAGAGCGCGTCGCATCGAATGAATTTTCTGAGTGCAAATATACGATTATTTTTCTG